TCGCTTAGCTTCCGACCCGGCTACTGGAGCGCCCTCAAAAGGAGCGCCCGAGGTCTGCACCACAACATCACCGACCTTGATGGCCGATGTCGCCTTGATGAAGACCCACTCACGATCGCCCTTCAACAGAGAGAATGTGACAGCGCTGCTCACACCCGATCCATTTGCAGCAACTTCTTCCGAAGGCTCCAAGTAAACCGAACCCAAGCCGTACTGCTCTGCGGTATAAACCGTATTCAGAGCATCAGTCTTTACAGTTCTTCCCATAATGACCTCCTTTAGGTAATGGTGTTAACGGCAGTACCAACACAAGCACCCTGTGCAGGAAGCTTAGTGCAGATAAGATTGCCTTGCATTGAGAACAGTGCCGTCACCACATCTTGGTCACCAACTCGCTCCTCGAACTTGCCGATCGTGGGAGCTTCGTGCATTGGAAACTCCAGGTAATCGGTGTTCAGGAAGTAAGAGATTCCCTCTTTCGGGTCAGCGACACTACCTCCGACGGCAGTGAAGTCATTGGTGTCCAGGTCGAGAGAACTGAATACCTGACCAAGACCAAGCTCAAGACCAAGCATGTTGGATCCTGCCTTGTCATCTGGGTCCTGAACCACGTTAACGCGAACATTACTACGTCGAGTGTCTTCAAAGTTTCCATAAGTCGCATCATCCATGATGATGAGATCTGGTCCCTTACCGACACCGCCAGCATAATGAGCACACTTACGGTAGGTTTCACGCAGCTTCTTCATACCGTCTGTACTAAACCCGCCCGCCGCGACGAACTGGTTGAAGTGGAAGTACGATTCAGCCTTAGCCACGCCCTGAACTTCGTCGGACTGAGAGCCGGGAGCAACAAAGTCAATAAGACCATGCTGTACGCCAGTTCCGATACCGGTGCTAATTTCACCGTTCAGAGTCATTAGTCCGCGCAGTTCGGCAGTTTGGAAGACCAAGCCACGACTCACACCAGTGAGAAGGAACTTGTTGATGTCTGCCTTCACACCTTCCATAACGGTCTGAGGGTATTCTTCGATGAGTCGGATGACAGCAAGTTGCCCGCTGTTCATCAGAAGCTCACGCTTCGGAATGTTAATAGCGACAACCAGACGATGCGGTTCCACTTGGAACTTTTTAATCTGTTGACGCCGAGTCATGTTCAAAAGCTCGTCACCGACGTAGACGCCAACACCACGAGCAGGAGCACCACCGGTAAAGGTTCGCTCAATGAGAGAACCTCCTTCCATGGGCATCCGTGCCTTGTCAGACAGCGCCTCGAACAGCTCATTGCTTCGAACGAAAGAATTGACCAGAGGACCGCGAAGGTCTTCAAAGGTCGTATTCAATACTTCGTTTGAAATAGCCATTGTAGCCTCAATAAAGAGAAAAGATATATTGCGTTGCTTGACTGCCCGACTCACGTAATGACGGACCCGAGGGCTACCGACAAAGACGGGTTCAGCTAAATGCTTACATCATCGGGCTTGACAAAGCAAGTCGAATTCTACTTTTAGTATAGTTTGCCGGGATTGTTTTCCGCGCCAGACGCAACTCGAAAAGGACCGCCCTTACCGACTACTTTCTTAATCATATTACGTCGGCCTTTGAGTTGAGCCGGTGTGAGCTTCTCTATTGCTGGTTTGATTTGTTTACGCATCGTCGCTTTCAGGTCACCAGGCATCTCACTTCTCCATGACTACGCGGCATGTTACCATGACGTACAAGGAGTCTAATATGCCAGTCAAAAAGATCAAAGACAAAGAAGGTAGAGTTATTGGTCACCAGTATGGAGACAGCGGCAAAAAATACTACGGTAAAGACTCGCAACGGAAAGCCGCGGTGCAAGGATACGCTATCGAGCAAAGCAAGCGTGAAAAGAAATGAGCGCTCGTAAACCGCCAAAGTTGCTGTCAAGTGGCGCCAAGCTGGCATACCACCCGAACTTGAACCAAAGTAAGGTTCACGCCATGTTCTCTACGCCTGACGCATTTGTATCTATGTGTCAGATTGTGCGAGAGAACGAAAGCATCGGCTACCTCGAACCCACTAAGACACAGAGAAAACTCCTGCAGGCTGTGCATGACCACAAGTGGGTGCTTGTAAATAAGTTTCGTCAAGCAAAGATTACGACCATCTCCGTTATGCTTTTGTTGCGCGACTGCATGTATCTTGAAGGAGTCAAAGGACTTCTCATCGCTGAGCGACAAGACACAGCAGAAGATATCTTCGAGCGCATTTTGTTTTCGTACAATCGATTGCCTGATGACGTAAAGATGCCGATGGCTAAAGGACGTAAGGCAGGGACGACTCAGATGCACTTTTGTCATGGTGGAGGCATCAAAGTCCTGACTGCGGGCGGGCGGTCGCCCGCGATTGGTCGTTCTATTGACCGTCTGGTCATCACCGAGTTTGGTGAAGCGCAGTGGCAGAAGAAAGCCGCCATCAATATCTTCCCGACAGTTAACAAACGCGCCAACGCTCGAGTGATTCTCGAGTCAACCCCCGGTCGCGCAGGGTCGCACCACGAGCAGATGTGGCGGTCAGCCCTCGAAGACAAGAGCCGCTTCCAGCCGTTATTCTTAGATTGGTGGGACGACGACAGCTGTCAAATACATGACAGTAGCTTTCAACCTTCAGAAGCTGAGTTGAAATACTTACAGCACCATGAAGGTATGACTCATGAGAACCTGGCATTCAGGCGCAGTGCTTTGAACACAGAGTTTGTAGGAGACGCTCGCCTCTTCAGCTCTAAGTACCCATCAGATCCTTACGATGGTTGGTTGGGGTCAATGGCACCAATCATGCCTGCTGACGTCTTGAAGCCCGCATTGGCCAAAGCTGTACCCGACCCGCCCCTGGCCACCGTCGGTTGTTGTGTGCTCGACAAGCCTTACATCACCGGTCAATACATCATCACAGCTGACCCGGCAGGATTCGGTGGTTCTGGTGATAAAAGCGCGCTGACCGTATGGGATGCGCTTGAGCGCAAAGAAGTGGCTTTCTGGGAAGACCGAGAAGACCCAGGACGATTTGCATATAGGCTCATGCGATTGCAGGGATACTACAATGGAGCTCTGCTTGCGGTTGAGTCAAACGCTACGGCATGTATCGCGGTACTCAAAGATAAGAACTGCAAGAACCTACTATGGACCAATCGAAATCATCCAGGCTGGTACGCAACAGAGAAACGCATTCAAGAAGCGGAAGCCCGACTTGTTCAGATGCTCCGTCAAAGCGACATACAGATTCGATCGAGAGGTCTTTTGCACCAGCTAATCAACTACGATGGTAGTAGAAAGAAGCGCGTAAAAGGGCTCGACGGGACAACTCACCACTTCGACAGAGCGCGCACTGCTATTATGGCAGCCGATATACTGTCGCGCCGACACTTCACACAAGCTAATATCGGGGAGACACAGAAGCCCCGACTACCAGGGCAGCTGAGCATAGCTGATTTGGATCAACATAAGAAGCGTCTTAAGCAGGATGCTGTAAACCCTTTTGCACCCCCACCTCGAGATTGGTTGTAGCATGGCAGACAAAACAAAAGTATTTCGACCGCAATCTATGCTGAATCGGCAAGAAGTTTTTCGTCGAGCGATTCTAAAGCGAGACGCAGCAAAACCGGCTTCGAAGAAACCGGCCAAGAAAGAGGAAGGCGGCTCTAATGCCTAAGTTATCCACACTGATTCAACGGCACAAAAAGTTCTACGAGAACAACGAGAAGAAGCAGTTTGACAAGGCTCGTCGGTATTACCGAGGTGAGTTTTATTCAAACAAAGCAGCCGACTTACAGAAGTCGACTCAACTTCATCTTTGCAGCAAGAACTTAATCTACTCGATTGCGGATACTGCCGTCAGCGCACTGCTTGGTCCCAACCCGCAAGTCTCTGCTACACCGCGAAACAGCAACAGCCAAGAGGCTGTACCTGCGGTCAATGGGTTGATGGAGTACATCTACAGCTCAAACAACATGCGTCGACGTGCTGCCACAGCGTTGATTGATGCTGTTTTGTGTAAGCGCGGTATCTTCAAGACAGGCTGGGATGTTGTAGAGGACCGACCTGTAGTCAAAGTCTGCGACCCATCTACGGTGTTCTTTGACCTAACGGTACGCGACCCTGATGATATTCGGTATTGGCTCGAGGCCACGGTTGTGCCTTTTAGAGAGTTCAAACGACGAGTCAACTCAGGACTATACAAAGTCAAGATGGGCGACGTGACGCCTGACCGTTATCCAAAGTGGGTTCTTGGGGACAAGCAAGGTAAAGAAGCCAACTCAGTCAGAGATGCGTTTGAGTGGGTCACCATCTACGAATACTACGATCGAGAAACCAACCAAGTAAAACACTACTTAGAGCAGGGCGAGCAAGTCGTATTCGAGGACGAGATTGACTACATCCCCTACTCGATGTTTAGCCTGAACCAATCAGGTGTGGATTGCTTGGGGCTATCTGAAGTCCAGTTGGTGCTGAACCAGCAAGAGACCATCAACGACCTGCTGACTCACCTCAAACGAATCACGTACCTGCAGATTCCGAGAATCTTATACGATGCCGGACGTATCAGTGAAGAAGACCTAAACAAGGCTGTCACCGCCACTGCAGGTAGCTTTGTAGGAATCGCACCACAGAACGCCGAAGCGCTTAGGTCGCTCAACACATTGTTCTACGAGATGCCCATGCCGCAGAACCCTGTGGGTGTGCAAGAGTTCATTGCTCGTATGGAAGGTGACGCTGCCTTCATCAGCGCCTTAGCTGAAGCAGCTCGAGGTCAAGTCGTTGGTGCCCGTACTGCAACAGAGATGGCAATCATCGACGCACAGATGCGGACACGACTGGCGACTCGAGAAGGTCATATCAATGCAGCCTTAGAGGATGTTGCAGCCAAAGCGTTCTACCTCACCCGTAAATACATGAAAGGTGAGAAGATGGTGCGTATCACAGGTAGTAGCGATTGGAGATCGGTCAACTTGGGACTGATTCAAGACATCGAAGTAGACTTCGAGATGGTCAGCTACAACCCAATCAGGCAGAACCCATCAGTGCAGATCGAGACTCTGATTCAGATGATTCCGCTGCTGCAAGCAGATCCAAACATCAATGCCCGCGGTCTTATCGAAGAGATTGTGCGGAGCATGGGACTGCCCGTCAAGTTGCTCAAGCCTGAAGAGCAGGTGGCCGCTGAGGCCCAGGCCCAAGCTCAAGCGCAGCAACAGATGGCGTTGGGCGGCGCTGCAGTCAAAGCGGCTGAGCAGGAAGCCGCCCCAGGAGGCGAAGAGTTACCACCCGAACTGATGGCCCTGCTGGCTCAAGAAGCCGGGACAGCACCTGAACAAGCTCTCGCTGCAGGCGGCGGCGCTCCCATCAGAGAATAGCGATGGCCGATCTTAAAACAAAATCTAACGAAAGCGCACCTGTTACTGAGTCTGCAAATATGCTGGGGCAGTCAGTCGCGAGCACCGCACAAGGCACTGTACAGGGTATAGCAAGCGGAGTCGGCTCTTTGTCCGACGTGTACCAAAAGCTTAGGAAAGACGCCAGCGGCGCTCTCAGCGCTTTTCAGGCTCCTCCCAGTTTATCTGAGGTACAGAAACAAATCTTAACTGACGTTAACACCGGTAAAATCCCGTCAGCTGGAATACACCGCGGGGCGTTCAACGTGGAGTCAGCGAAAGACGCCAGTGTCCCTTACCGATTAAGCGGGACTCAAGTAAAAGGTGGAAAGCAAACGCACTACCGCATTGGGGGAGAAGAGTCGAGTATCAGCGACTACGAAGTCATCACAGACCAAGGAGTTCAATCAATCCGCGACATTAGCGACATTGTACCCGGAAAAGGTGTACTGTTTATGGTCGACGCAGGGGGCAACGATACACGAGAGGTGTTTGTGCCTATGGAGCGTTTGAAAGGCTCTTTAAGAGACGCATCAGAAGAAATAGATAAACAAAGACGCGAGGCTCAGGCAGAAGAAATGATGCGTTTAGCCGCGCCCTTTATTCAATATCAGCGAGATCAAATCGATAACCGCGGCGAAGGTACAGTCATCGTAGATCCTCCCGATGAAGAAGATTCGGGCGACGAAGATGAAAATGATGATGAAGATCTGAAAACCACCGTAGGTGACGCGCTGGGATACGCATCCGAGAAAGGACCCTATGCAGGGCAAGATTTGTCGGACGAAGATGTTTACGCAGCCTCGGCAATAGACTTTGATAACGCAAATAACGAGGTCGAAAGACGTGAAGTCAACGGGGTAGAGGTGATCGAGTTTGACAATGAATCGGTATTCATCGACACCGGAGACGGTGTGATCAACGTCACGGGTCACCCCGACTACGATCCTAATGTTGGGGAAAACTAATGGCCGACTACTACACACTCAAACGCAAAAAGAAGTTGCTGGCCGAGCACAACCTCGAAGGCTGCAACAAACCCAAACGCACACCGAACCACCCTAAGAAAAGTCACATTGTCTTGGCGTGCAAAGGCGACAAGTTCAAACTGATTCGATTCGGGCAACAAGGTGTTCGAGGTGCGGGTAAGAACCCGAAGACCAAGAAAGATAAAGCACGCAAGAAAAGCTACTACGCTCGACATGATGCTCAAGATGCAACTCCCGACAAGTTCAGCGCCCGATACTGGTCGCATAAGGTGAAATGGTAATGGCTAAAAAGAAAGGCAAAAGCGAATACGAAAAGCGCAAACAAGGCAAGAAAGACGAAGCTCGTGGATCGGGTAAGAAAGTCAGTGCAAAGACCAGAGAGACCCTTCGCAAGAAAGCCGCAGAGAAAGAAGGTGTGAGCCTGGCTACTCTGATTAAAGTCTACAAGCGAGGTCTGGGCGCATTCTTCTCATCAGGCTCCCGTCCTGGCGTATCTGCCCATCAGTGGGCCATGGGTCGAGTCAACAGTTTCCTGCGCGGTAGCAAGAAACACGACACAGATTTGAGGTAGTCATGTCTGATAAGAAAAGAAAGATGATGCGCAAAGCAGTGAAAGGGCAGAACAAACGACGAAAGCAACCTTACGTAAAAGTCGGAGGCGTAGAGCGTCCTGCGAAATATGTCAAAGGCGCGTTCAACAAAGCCAAAGAAGCCATAATCCAAAATCGGATTGCGCGAAAAGCACGCAAGGGCACACTCACAAAAGCCGAAATGAACGCTGAATCTAAAAGACGCGCAGAAAGCGCGGTAGCATAATGGCGCGCGACTACCGTAAAGAGTACGACAAGTACCACAAGAAGCCCGAGCAGAAGAAGAACCGGGCTGCGCGGAACAAAGCGCGTCGTGAGGTAGGGCTCAAGAAGGGTGATCCTCGAGAAGCCGACCATAAAAAGCCTTTGTCGAAAGGCGGAACAAATAGCCTTGACAATGTTAGGATCGTGGCGCGTGCTACCAATCGAAAGAAAGGTAATAAAGACTACTACGCGTTGAAAGAAGAAAAGAAACGTAAGGCGAGCAGCTGAGGGCGTCATGGTCGAATACTACGAAATGATGGGAACGATGAAGCGGGATGCGCAGAACATGGATGCGTGCCCTGAACCCACTGTGAATCTTGAGCTCAATCTTGAGAATCGGCAGAACGCACTCGACAACAAAGAGTACGGACCAGCGAACCCAGGTCTTGACGAAGAAGGCGGCAACAAAGAGTTTTGGCAAAAGTACGCAGATCGATTCAACGACAGCATTGAAAACGTCATGACGATGCGTTGCGCCAACTGCAGCTTTTTCGACACAACTGATCAAACACTCGAATGTATCGCAAAAGGGATTGGTGACGAGTCAGACCCTGAGTTGGCAATCGACGCAGGAGACCTGGGATACTGCCAGGCTCTTGATTTCAAATGTGCCTCGGCAAGAGTCTGCATTGTCTGGGCAGGAGGTGGAGCGTGAGTGAGAAGTGCCCTCTATGTAATCAAGACTTGCCGGAGGCTCTGCCTGGCCCCCTGGGCCTAAGCCCAGAAAAAGTAGCGGACCAGATCCGAAAAGTGGGCGGTCGCGTCTTCAAAGGACCATACAACCTTACGCTGTTTGGTATACGCAACAATGACACGCAGTCAGACATGTGGGATGATTGGGTCGGCGCTTTGTACCACGATGATGAAGGCACGCTCCAGATGGACCTATACCCTGCAACGACAGACCCCGGCACCGCTTGGCTCGAAAAGGGTAACGCGTCTCGAGGCGGAACTGCCGTGTTGTGCGAGAACATCCAGTTCAAGAGTTGCTGGCAACTGGGGATGCACCGCGGATACTACCCTGCGTTGGCCCAGACGGGCGGGCAAGTCGCTGTCTATCGAGACAACAACAAAGACGACCAAGTAGACGCAGAAGGCAAACAACACTGGGGCTACTTTGGAATCAACTGCCATCGCGCATCAGCTCATCGACTTGTATCCAAGGTTGGGCTATACTCGGCAGGCTGCCAAGTGGTGAGAGACCCGGCTCACTTCGAGGCTCTACTTGATCTATGCCGAAAGTCTGCTCAGTCTTACGGTGACAAGTTTAGCTACATCCTTCTTAAGTGGCCATTTGGAGAATAGTCATGGCAAAGACTAAAAAGTATGACAACAACCCGGCACTCAAGGGTGGTCAGAAGAATCTACCTGACGCGCTACAAAAGGGCATCATCAAAAGCAAAGACCCCAAAGCGCTGATTGATGAAATGAAGCGAAAAGCTCGAGAAGAGGAGAAGTAGCATGGCCATGGTACAGCCCACCGACGCTCAGCTTGAAGCCAGCTTCCCTCCCGAGGGGTCGGGGATTGCAGCCAGTGACTGGTCAAAGGCCAGCCGCGACGAGCGTGCAGCTATGTTGATGCGAGGTAGTCGGCCCACAGAAGCGGCTACCGCACCAACGGTCGAGGCAGAGGCCCAGAAACCCACAGCGGCGGTTCAAGCACCCCCAGATCCGCAAAAGATGATTAACCGACTGCTGGCACAAGCAGGCGGACTCGGTACACCATTTACATAGAGAGGTTGATATGTACGGAAAAAAGAAAGTTAAGAAAAAAGACCAGGATAGAAAGAAGCTCGACGAAATGAAAAACAAAGCAGGCGGAACCGGCAGCGGACTGTCTAAAGGGTCTAACTGAGTATGTCTTTTGTCGCTCATGGATTGAAATGTGGCTCATGCGGTCACCAGGAGGATCATGTCTTCTACAAACGCGCCGACGGTCCCCCTGCGTGTCCGTCTTGCGGTGGGGCTCGCTCTGTTCATTGGGGCCACGGTAAGTTTCCTGGGGTCAAAGGCGACGGAATCAAGAGCTTCAAGAAAGTCGACTTAGGTGTGTTGGGCGTCTGCGAGACCCGTGAAGAGTACGACCGCGCAATGAACGTCATTCAGCAACGATATCCAAACAAGAAAATCGTTGTTGAAAGCGACAGCGACACCGATAAGAAGACCCGCTCTGACGAAGCCCGTCATCGTCAATGGGCACATCGAAAGTCGCAAGGACTGTCCAACAAGATGGTAGCCGAAATGAAATCCGAAGCCAAAGCGTTGAAGAAGACGCTCAAGAAAGGCCAACGACTTCACGTTAGTAAGTCAGGGTCTACAATCACACAGGCAGGACAAAGCAATGGCTGAACTAAACGAAGAACAAATACGAGCCAATGCTCAAGATATCCTTGATAACAAAAAGCCCATCTCGTTCGACCGAGATATTCAACCTGTAATTGACTTAATCAACTCAAAAGTTTTCTCTGCCCTTAGCGGGCAAAAGGACACACCCATGAAAAAAGAAGACGACATGATGCCCGGCGAAGCGCCTCCTATGGACGCCACCGCCGACACACCAAAAGAAATGACCGAAATGGCAGCGGGCGCTGGTCCTGAAGGCGAAATGCCAGAGGACGAGATGGTCGATGACATGGGGGACCTAAAAGAAGTTCTTAACGCTGACGACGCGCAAGCCAAGGCAGTGTACGAAGCAGCACAAGAAATGGCTGAGACTCGAGGTAAGTCTATTAAAGACCTGGCCAAGATGATTGGTGATGACTTCAATCTTCGTATGCGTCTTCTTGAACTCGCGGCTCAAATGGCAGAAGCCGGGTTACCTCCCGCACCTGCACCAATGGATCCAATGATGGATGCTGGTATGGCCGACGCAGCAGCAATGGCACCTCCAGCAGCAATGCCAGGCGGAATGCCGCCAGAGGGGATGATGTAGAATGAGTGAGATTGAAGGAGAGGTAGTCGAACCTCAGGAGAGCAGTGAAGCCGTAGAAGCTACTGAACCTGTCGAAGCTACAGATTCTATCGAAGCAAGTGAACCAGCTGAGTCGTCGGAGCCCGTAGAGGCTTCTAACGAATCCGATCCCGGTACAGTCATCGACTGGAACGGAGAACTCAGCAGCATGAAAGACGCTGAGTGGTTCAACAAGTTCGAAGAAGGTACGCGACAGGCTCTACTTCAAGGCATGGAAACGAAGTACAAGAACTGGCAACGCGGATACACCAAAGCGTTCGAGGAGAACGCTGCGCGTCGTAAAGCGCTCGAGGACAGAGAGGCGCAAATCAAGTCTCAAGAAGCTCGTGTCAGTAAGTGGTTGTATGGAGAGAAAGATCCAATCGCCGACCTGAAGGCTGAGATTGAAACCCTCAAACATACCCATGAAGAACGTCTGCTCGCGCTCAAAGAAGAGCACGAAAAGAATGTGGGAAACGCGTCTCAAGGCCGAACAGAAGAGCTGGAAGCTCTGATGAAAGAAAGAGACGCCGCTCTAAGTCGAATCGAAGAGTTCGAAAGTCACATCAAAGAACAAGAAGAGGCACAGATTAGCTCTGCCGTGGATGAGTTTGAAGCCTGGATTCAAGAGACGGCTAATGACGTATACGCCAACGACGAAGCGTTCTACAGCCTTTGTGTTCTGTGTACTGGAGGAATCGACCGAGAAGACGCACTGGCGATGGTGCGCGGCAAGTACAAGATGCCCGAACCCGAGCCCGAGCCCGAAGCACCAGAACCCGAACCTGTCCCTCAGTCGATGAGTCTAATGAACTTGGGTACAGGGCAAGCAGGTGGTACATCTAAGGGCGAAGCCCGCGGATTCAATGAGATCATGGACGCCTTACGGCGTGAGGCACAGTCACTGAAATGAAACGCACAGAAGTAGTATTCCCTGAATCACCCAAGAACCCCGTTGTGGTGTTCGAGACGGTTCAAGAGGGCACAGATAAACTGACGACTCAGTACATCAACTTGCGGTACGCGTACTCTATTCGAGTCGCGCGTTCCACATTAGCTGTTGGTTTCTCTGGCGGTGAGATCGTTGTCGACGGCGTAGACGCAGAAGACGCGGCTCACATCGCTGAGAAGTGGCTCGACCTGCAACCCTGAAACTACCATCCGTGGGGGATGATATGCCCAGGCCCCCACGGAGTTTCTTGCACCAACACTTTCTTACCTGAAGGACTCGCGACTGGAAACGGTTCGAGTCCTTCTTGTTCGTCGACTGTCGGACACCAGTAAAACGACAGGGTCTCCCGGCCAGAGTCGCCCCACCAACGAGACCAACCGTTTCGTTCGTAGTACGCGTGACAGTCTGCCTGACTTGTGGGTACGCGCTCACCAGCGCTCCACTTCTGCCAGCCTGAGGGAGGTACGATCTTCCCGTCATCGGTCGTTACCACCTTGGTATCACTTTCTGGGGGAGGTTCAGATTTTTTCTTGGCTTCAGCCTTGGGTCCCTGACGGGGTTTGGGTTTCTCTTGAACAGGTTCAGGCGCTCCCTTGAACGTCTTGAGCCCGCGAACCAACGCCGCTCGAGCCACCATCTCATACGTGACGTCGACGCCCAGCTCAACGACGGTGGGTGTTTTCTTCATCTCTTCGATTGCCGCATTGAGTTGCGCGAGAACCGAATCATCCAGTGTGAGTGTAATGTCCATATGACCTCCTCAGTCAGCATAACAACCGAGGTGTCTTTTGACAAGTTGGTATGGAGTTTGAAAAATACACACGCCGAATGAAAGGGCTCTACGTAGGGGCCCGGCGACACGACGTAGGGGGGTGGTGGGGTCTTTGTTCCGAAAACAAAAAAGACCGGAGCTCAAGTAATACCTTTAAGGTGGTTTCGAACCCCATTCTACTGGTCGGTAGATTCGTTGGAACTGGCCACTATCATGTGGAGGATCGGGTTCGGTCTTGACAAGCCAACAGTTCAACCAGGGTCTATCTCTTAATCTACTGATAAGTCGATTTGTTGGAATCCTTAAGGTAGAGGATTGAGCTCCCCCTTGCTAAGTCAATAGCCAGATACCTTGTTTCCTTTATTGGTGATCGTGTTTCCTTTAAAAGTGATCGTCTTTGAAAATCAAGGTTCAACCTATAGTATCGAGTTTTCTTCAATATTTTATTTGGCATCATTGACAACCTGGTATAAGCTATAAGTGTCGAAAGGGGGAACCCCCTAAGACACGATCTTTGACATCTCAATAGACGCTCTCTCTCATGAGGCAATCCCTTGAAATATTGGAGGTTCAAGGGATGACGACTCAAACAGAGATCGAAGGTCTCGATTGGTGGCAATGGTAGCCAGTCGAAAACAAACGATAAACCCTGAAACGTTCAAAAGGTATACAATGACTGATCAAGCGAAAATGTTTTCACCCATTCAAGCTATCGCTCTAAACTCCCTTGCTCGCAAGGTCAACGGGCCAAAAGCTTATACGGATCGAAACGGTAACCCATGTTCCGCGCGGAGCCTGGTGAACCCTGGTGAATACCATGGGGAGTTCGTTCCTGGTATCGGGTTCGGTCTTATCATAGGCGATCCCAAACCAGGCAAACGAAACATATCATGGGCCAAGTTGGCGCCCCTATTCATCAATCGGACGAATGATCAAACGATTGCCGCAGTGGTCAAACTGGCGACTGAGGGACGGTTCGAAAGTATAACGGACGCAAAGTCCGCTCTACTTGATCCGCTTCGGACGCCGACCCTTCAGGATGCTCGACTGAAGACAAAGTATCTTCGAGTGTCTGAAGTAAGCCAGATAACTACTCGACGATCGAACCTCGGATAGTTTGAGTGCAACGATAGCCCCCCTGAAAAGGGGGGCTTGACGATGTAATCAAGCATCAATCAATCCATGGGAGTGGATATAATGCAGACCTTTCTAATGACCGTTGCCGCTTTGTGCATGTCAACGGGATTCTCTATTGCCCTTTACGGTTTCCTGAATCCAGTGGAGACGAGAAAATGAGCATCAAAATACGGCGCGCTAATCACGTTCAAATGTGCATGGAAGATCATACCTTTCTCTTCTATTGTGGAGACAGGCCAGAACACAAACCGTTTCGACGTTGGCTGGCTCAGGTTGACTTCATTGTGATCGAGGCGATCGATTGCGGAGTGTTCGACATCGGAGATCGATGCTGGCGCGATGCGTTCGATAGTGGCTCAACGCCACGTGAGGCCGTTGAAGATCTCATTGGCGATCCTGACGACTTCGATAGCTTCGGCCATGCCGCGGTATTTGGCTAAACTCTAACCCTTTCAGCCCCCCTATTTGGGGGGTATCGGACTTTACAATGACGACACGTAAAACAGAAATACAGATCGAGCGGGAACTTGATAAACTTATAGCTAACGTCGAGACCATTGATGAACTCGATAAGTGGTTTGAAGATCACCAAGGTACCCAGTTCACAAGTGAGCAGCACCTAATACTCGATCAACTTGAAAACACTTTGATCGCCAAAGACATTGAAGAGAACGCAACGATTTACACTCGGATGAATGACGAATTTTGGGCCGATAAGGTTCACCCTCTTCACGTTCAACGCTGCGTCAATATTGACTTTACAAACCACTAACCGCCCCCCTGGGGGCATCGGACATCACAATGAACATCACACAACGCGTATCGTACCCGCTCGATAGTGGTTGGAAGATCCTTTCTAAGCTATCGCGATCCGATGCCGATCGACTATTGCAAGGGATCGAACCTGTTCAAGGGATCGTCCGATACGTAGACGGTACAGGATACCATCCCGTAGGGAATAAGTGGGGTATCAAAGTAACGAATAGGAAAGGTCAAACTCGATTGGTCTATCGAGGGAATGACATCTATTTCTTGCTCGCTAAGGATGATACCAAATAAGTTGCCCCCCATTAAAACATTGAACTTTAACCGCCCCATTGGGGGCATTGGACTTT